CCCGGCGGTCCACGCCGATTGGGCCCGATCCTCGTCTCCATACTTATCGCCGGAAGACCTGCGATGCCGAACTTCAACCAGACCATACGACCCACACCGTTTGGCTTCTTCGACGCTGACCCGACATTTCAGTCCGAAGCTGACGGCATGGTGACATTCGTCAAGCGGAAGCTAGGTGACGATGTTTTGAGCGTCGAGTTGACGCACAGGCAGATCTGGGCCTGCTTCGAGGAATCGTGCCTGGAGTACGCTCGTCACATCCAAGAGCTGAAGATCGTCAGTGAGCTAGTCAACGTCTTGGGTCAACCCACGGGCTCGACTGACCTGACCAACAGGTACCCCCATCGTACGATGGACTACTTGATGCGTCTGGCTGATGCCTACGCGGTTGCAGCTGGCGTGGGCGGTGACTACGATGCCGAACTAGGCTTCGTAAATCTGCGCCCTGGTGTTCAGGACTACAACATCTACACCGAACTGTACGACTCCGTGTTGACCGGGTCGCTGGTCACCGACCTGCAGCCGTCAGGCAGCAGGGGCCGCCTTCGGATCGTCGAGGTCTTCCACTTCGAGCCGCTGGCAGCACAGACATTCCTGCTCAACGCCAGCAACATCACCAACTTCTTGGCGACCAACTTCAATTACGAGTCATATGTCAACAGCACGGTCTTCTACGTGCTGCCGGTCTTCGAGGACGTCGTGCGTCGTGGCATGCTGAAGGAGGCCTTCCGCGTCCGTCGTTCGAACTACAGCTACCAGATCATCGGCAGCAACCTGCGCATCTTCCCGATCCCGACATCTGACATTGCGTTGAACAACCCGGCCCGGCTCTACGTCAAGGTCGCAGGACCTCACAGCCCGTTTCAGCCTGACTTCATCGATGACTCGATCTTCGGCATCTCCGGACCCGAAAACGTCCCGTTCAGCATCCTGCCTTACGGGACCATCACGCAGCCGGGCCGGCAATGGATCAGGCAGTACACGCTAGCATTGGCCCGCGAGCTGCTGGGCCTCGTCAGGTCGAAGTTCCAGGTCATCCCGATCCCGAACGCCGACCTGCAGCTCAACGGCGAGTCCCTGATCACGCAGGCCCGAGATGACCGCGACAAGCTGACGACGACGTTGAAAGAGTTCCTTGACAAGCTGACGAACCAAGCGTTGATGGAGGCGCAGGTGTCGATCGCAGAGAGCATGCAGAAGCAGCTCAAGCTGATCCCAATGCCGCTAGGGAAGGCGATCATCTTCGGATGATCGTAGGTGACCCATGAGCCGGCTATTCATCACTCCGCGCGAATTGAACTTCATCAGTGACATCACCAAGGAACTGATCAAGGACGTCGTCGGGCTTAGGATCTACTACTATCCGATCAACGAGATCAAGACCAAGACCCATGAGGTCTACAACGAGGCCTTGCGCAAGGTCTTCGATAACCCGATCATCCTGGACGCACTGGTGGACACGAACTTCCAGTCTGACACCAAGATCGACCAGTTCGGTCCTGACGCACAGTTCAAGATTGAGGTCTTCCTGCAGCACCGCGACCTGGTCGACAAGGGCATCACCGTCGCCATCGGCGACTTCTTTTCGTTCAGCGATGTCTTCTATGAGGTGACCGAGAGGTTGTTCATGCGCAACATCTACGGCCTGCCTGAGCACAAGGACGGCGTCAAACTGATCGGCACCAAGGCACGTGACACGCAGTTCAAGGCAGTCACCCTGGGCCCGACTGACATCGCACGTCCTGAGAAGGATGCGGTCCAGACGACGTTCCACCAGCAACGCGGCGATGCGGTCAATGCTGAAGGCCTGACCGGCGACAAGCGTGACCTGCAGAATCCGAACGTCCTGGACAAGCCGATCACCGGCGCCAAAGAGGTCTCGCCACAGGGCGACACCGAACACTCGGGCGCTAGCGCCTTTTTCGATGAAGAATGAGGCCTGAATGACGACACGCTACACCGCGAACCCACAGACGCGCTTCAACGTCCCGGGCCTTCCTTCAGGCTTTCAGGGGAAGTCGCTCAGCGACTTCACCATCCCGTCTGTCGGCATCGAAGACGTGGACAAGGCACTGTTCGATCTGTTCAACAGTGAGATTCCGCTGATCGTAGCGGGAGACGGCACTGAGTCGAAGCGGGTGCCTGTCGTCTTCTTTGCAGGCGAGAAGTGGGCACTGAACAAGCGCTTGCGTGCCCTGCGTGACCGGAACGGCGCGTTGATCCTCCCCTTGTGCACCGCCGTCCGGACGTCCATCATCCAGGATCCGGTGTTCGACATCACGGGTCGCGGCATCAACCAGCAGACCGGCGAGATTGTCATCCACCGCCGTCTCGATAAATCGGACCGTGGCTACCAGGGGCTCATCAATCGCATGCTCTTGAAGCACCAGAAGAACCTCGCGGTCGCCCCGGGACAGGCCGATCCGGGCCAGCTGACGACCCTACGAACGGTCGGCGACCTGGCCGACGATCCGGTGGTCCTGCAAGGCGGCCTGCTGCTGCCCGATCGCAGGAACAACATCATTGAGACGATCGTGGTCCCGTCGCCTCAGTTCTTCACCGCGCAGTACGACGTGACCCTGTGGACGCAGTACACGACGCACATGAACACCTTGATCGAGGCCCTGATCGCGTCCCAGCTGCCGCAAGGCAACGTCTGGCGTCTCGACAGCCCGAAGGGCTACTGGTTCCTGGCCAACGTTGACGCCAACACCTACACCGCAGACACCAACACCGACGACTACTCTCAGACGGAGCGGCTGGTCAGGTACAAGTTTGTCATCAAGGTCCCGGGCTACATCCTGGCATCGAAGGTCCCGGGCGCGCCCGTTCCAATCAAGCGGTACGTTTCGTCTCCGTCGATCACGTTCGAGACGGGCGTTGTCGCCGGCACCCTTGACGACAACAGCGCCGGCGTTGATGACCCGTTCCTGGGCGCAGACGACCCGACCTTGCCCCTCGATGCCACAGACGCAAGGCCAACCAACCGCCGCGACAAGCGCGATCATCGCGACACCCGCCTGTTCCCAGACATCAACTCCACGAACCCCGACGATCCGGCCCTCAAGGCCCTCGCTCGAGGCACGCAGCCGGCTCAGTACAAGAGGGTGATCGGCATCGATCGGAACGGAAATCAGGTCGTCAGGTTGCTCCGGATCAAAGGCACGAACAAGGCACAGGGGGAGACGGTCCTTGCCTCAGATGCTAGCCTGGGTGGATTGACTATAGTAGTCACGGAGGACTGACCGATCCTGGTCTTTCGAACCCGCGTAGCATAGTTATGCTAGCGAATCACCACGCTAGAGGAGCACGGTAATGCCCGAACAGACTTTCAGGTCGCCCAACTTCTTCGATCGGGAGATCGACCAGTCGGCCCCAGCACCCCAGGGCCCGGTCGGAGTCCCGGCAGGAGTCATTGGCACCGCCAACAGGGGCCCGGCGTTTGTCCCGGTCACCGTGGGCAACTTTGATCAATTCGTTGCGACGTTCGGTAACCTCGATCCGAAGCGCTTCGGTCCCTACGCAGCAAACGCCTTCCTGGCCAACCGTCAGGCGCTGACCTTCATGCGGGTCCTCGGCGCCGGCGCCAACGCATCGGCCACCGACATCGCACGTACGCAGTCGACCGGACGTGTTCTCAACGCAGGTCTCCACCTCGATGGCATCCCGTCGGTGCAGCCCAACGTCACCGGTTCGACCGGCGCGGTCCAGTTCATCGTCGCTCAGCACACCAAGCGCCCAAATGAGGCCTTCGGCCAGGCTGACTTCACCGACAACGATTCCTTCAAAGGTAGCACCGTCAACCTGGTCCGCGGCATCGTCATGATGGCCTCCACGGCACGCATGCAGGTCGCGTCCTTCGACAAGGCCCTGACCGGCGGTGCTGTCAACTCGCTGTTGGACTTCGGCACGGCCGACGCCAACGGGCAGTTCAAGCTGATCATCTCCACGTCACTGGGCAACGCCTACTTCAACAACGACGGCAACCCAGGCGTCCACATCCTGACGGCCTCGCTCAACCCGAGCAGCCCGAACTACTTCGCCAAGATCCTGAACACGGACCCTGACAAGTTCGTCTCGTCGCAGCACCTGCTCTACACCAACCTCGCGGTTGACGATGAGATGGTGACTGTCGCCAACGGCGTCGTCGGCGTCCTGTCGGGAACGACCAACGTCAGCTTGAACTCAGGCGATCCCACGCTGATCTACCGAAAGGCCTTTGGCGCCTTCGACACGCGGTTCAAGACCCCGTCGACGACGATGTTCATCAGCCAGCCTTTCGGCGTGACTGAGTACGACCTGTTCCGGGTCGAAGCGCTGGACGACGGCACGTTTGCCAACGACCTCTACAAGATCTCAATCACCAACGTCAAGGCCTCCCTCGACCCGGCGAACCCGTACGGCACCTTCTCGCTGCAGGTTCGCGACTGGAACGACAACGATGCCAGCCCACTGGTCCTGGAGCAGTTCAACAACTGCACCCTGAACCCGAACGATGCCAACTACGTCGCCAAGGTCATCGGCGACCGGAAGGTCTCCTACAACTTCGACTCGACGGATCCGAACGAGCGTCGGATCATCGCGTCGGGCAAGTATCAGAACAACTCGGCGACCATCCGCGTGGTGATGAACGACGCGGTCGATCGTGCCCAAACCCCGCCGGCAGCGCTGCCCTTCGGCTTCCGCGGCGCGGTGGTCCTGAAGACCAACGACACCCTGACGGACAACGCGGTCCAGACGTCCAACGTCGTCCGCATCGCCGGCCAGCTGACGGGATCCGCCGCCAGCCTGACTGGGTCGATCGTCCCGCCGGTCCCCTTCCGTTCGAAGGTGACGAAGGGCCAGCGCCCGACGGCGGCTCTCTGGTTCGGCCAGCCCGGCATCAACGAGCTCTCGGTCCCGCTCTTCTACTGGGGCGTCAAGTTCGAGCGCAACGACATCCCGTTGGACCCGAACATCGAGACGCTGCCCAATGCGCTGCTCGCAGCGCTGACCCAGTTCCAAGGCATCAGCCTGCTGGACACCGTGGTCACCGGCGGCGGTGCAGACATCCTGAACGATGACAAGTTCACGCTGGCCAAGGTCGCCTTCTCAAACGGCGCTTTGACCGACCTGACCTCATCGATCGAC